GTTGTTCCGCACCATTCCGTCACGCGCCTCAACTTCGGCGGTAATCATTACGCCTTGAGGGGTCTCTGGAGTCAGGGGCATGTCATTCCCGAACGCCGCCCGCCATTCGGCCTCAACTTCATCGCGAAGCTGCGACGTGTCTGGAATTACTACGCCAGTCGATACCACGTAATTGAAATTAGCCATTTATTCTAGCCGCACCATAGATTGTTTCTATTGTAGCAGTGTAACGCAAAACATCTCCATCCTGTGTTGTCTCGAATGAACGGATGCCGGTTACGTGCGGCGCCTGCAATATTCTAGCTTTCATGGCCGCCTCAAACTGCGGTATCGATGGGTTGGACCCAAACGCTACGATAAAGAATGGAACGCCGCGGTCATAATCCTGAATCATTTCATTCAGCAGGGTTTTTGCATATTGTTCGGCGGTTTGCGCGGCCGCATTCACATCTCGGGCAAATGCTAGATTCCCATCAGCTCCAATCAATATGTCGTTATTGGCGTCGGTGGCTATCGTAATCATTATGTAGGAATCCCTGTATTGCTTACGGGGCCCATCGGCGCGGTTGGCGGGCCGACGTGGGTGTGGGTGTCGCCAATATTTTTACCGTTGTGCGTAAGCGTTCCAGGCGGGCTGACTAGCGCAATGCCTGAAGCGCTAACAGTGATGCTCACCGAGCCAACTTTGTGTTTGATTTCGCCCGTGCCGAGAGAGATGCAAGTGTCACCTTCCATGGTCTGCCATACGGCCTTGTCGGCATTCTCTCCGCTAATTACCCATTGCTTGAATGTGTCGGGAAAGAACATGGCATCGCTGAACTTGTGCATGCGCGCAGTATTCGGCTGATCTTCCAGGCCGCCTCGCTGGAAAACTAAAGAAATGTCGCGGTCATTGGTTTTGATCCATCCGAAGTCGCCAGGCTTGAGCGGGAAGCGCATGAAAAATCCGCCCCCGCCAAAGCGGTATACGGGAATTCCTGCGACCTGCGCTCTGGATACCTTTGCTCCAGAGGTGGTGGCGATCATCACCAGAGGCTTAACAACTGCGCGATTTGTGGTGTCGTCATAGCTGACAACCACGCCAGGAAGCATTCCCTCAAACTCATTCAGAAAGAAAGATCGCAGGGCCGCCCCAAGCTGACCAGAGAGCGAGCCATCATTGGCGGCGTCCGTATTCGGGCGATTGGCATTCATGGTCGAGAGCAGGTGGCCGAGTAGAAAAAGGGAGTCTCATGGCTTTCAACGTCAAACTTAAGCTGATCGATCACATAGTCACCATTCAGGGATTTGTTCATTTTGCTATCCAATCTGAGCATACCACCTAATAGAGATTCGCTATCAATCAAAAACGTTACATCAAGGCCTTTTTCGGTAGCCTTCGGGATCCCCACCATACCAGTATTGGCTGATAGCACTCTGATTCTCCCCTTTAGTGCCGATGCATAGTTTTTAACTATCAGGATGTCGTCATCGATATACGATCTAACACCTCCCGCATCCTGCAACTGATTGACCAGCTTTAACGCTGCGCCACTGAATGAGAAGTTAGAGACATTCTTGTCCGTAGCCTGAAAGTCTAGGCCAAGGTTCATTTCATCGGCTACGCGCTGCGCAATTGCCGACAGCTTTGAAATGGGTCCGCCAGCCATCGAGATAACATTTCCAGCTTGGTACGATTGAGTTTTGGCCTTGATTACAATGTCCACATCTGGCGGCTGTGATGGCTCGGCGGATACGATGTCTCCCGTAAATATGCGGAACATTCCAGTGCTTACGCGGCCCACCTCAAGCATCAGGCGCTTCGGTGTGCGATTACTATTGAATGGGCTTGTCTCGGTTAGTAGGTGGTCGCGGGTAGGCATTGACAGTCCGCTAACGGTTAGCGTGCATTCGTTCTGTTGAGTGTTGGCGAACTTAGTTCCGCTAGCCTTTACGCGCATCCCCTCATACCAATTGATACGTCCAGATATCTCGATTCCGAATCTAATACGGCGCAGGTCTGGCGCTGTCATAATGATGCAATCTCTTCTGCGCTTGCGTAGGTCAGAAATTGATCGACGCCGAATCGCTCCCATGTTGGGATTTGGTCATTTACGGTGGTGATGAGAAAATTCCCATGCGATTGCAGATATTTATAAGGAATAATAGGTGTTCCAGCGACTATCCTTTGTCCACTCAGGATAACCTGATCGTTAAGTGATATGGTTGCGGCCATGCTAGTGACAGCTTGCTTTAAAATGAAATCCCAGCGATCACCGCCAATCGTTGTGCTGAATTCTTGATTTGGTATCGACTCAATTTCAATGACTAGCATCAGTTGAATATCCTATAGGCAACACTGGCCTTTCTCTTTGCTGGCTCATCAGCCTCCGCCCCTTGCTTCTGGCCCTTCTTTGCGGTGCTGGCTTGCTGTGGCTTCTTGACCTTGCTCGGCGGCAAGGCGGCATACTGAGGCGTAACTGTGCGCCATTCTACAAGTCTAATTGGCATGGCGACACCCATGCCATATTCCGGGGACTCATCATGTGGCATCTCGGATATTAGCATGTTCGGATAGCTGCTAACCTTGCCCTGGACTGTTAACAGGCGGTTGTCTAGCCATGCTTGCCGGATCTGCTGGTATCCATCACGGGCGAATTGATCCTCAATCACTAGATCGATGGATATCTCGACCGGATCAATAACCACGTGGTCGCTGCGTGAGCTGCCGTCTTCAACCTGATACTTAGTAACTCGCTTAACTTCGCGAACAGTCATCCGCATGGGGCTTGCAGAAACGAAGAGCTGTTGAAAGTTCTCGTTATCCAGAATGCAAACAATATCGTCAGTGGCGGAGATAGATGTGCTCATCGGGCCACCCCGGTAGCGGATTCGTGCTCAAGATTCTTAAGCTGGCTTTGCAGTTCAGATCCCATTTCCTTGGATATACCCTTGGCATCAGTGGCTTGGGTTTCCACTGTTATCTGGCCTATCTGGAGATTGGTTTCGCTTGTGGTCCGCGCCGAATTGGTAATTGCATTACTAGTCACTGAATTGGATGGGGAGCCAGCAGAATTATTGATATGCATGTTTGCCGCATTCATCGCCTCATCAGTCAATGGCACATCTTCGCTGCCGCCTTTTGACTTAGCCGTTTTTTGGGAGATGAATTCGCTTTTATTTTCCTCTTTAGATCCTGATTTTTTCGAGTCATCATCTTCGCCGCCACCGAAAAAGCTCACCACGCCACTTACGCCGGACTTTATTTTATCGATGCCAGCAGACACGAAGTTTAGAGAACTTTTAACGGTGTCCACGATAAACGAGAAGATCGAAGCAACGCCATCAGCCAAGGACTGGAATGTATCGATTGACTTACTGACGAATCCCGCAATCGCATCATATGCCTCGACCAGATAATCAATGGCAAACTTTATTCCATCTACCACCTGCATGAATCCTGCCGCGACGAACTGGCCGATCTGCTGGGCACCAGTAATCAGTATGCCCCACATCTGCTTGAACGCATCGATAAGTGCCATAATCACTTTTTCGACCATGGGATACTTTTCGAATATCTGGCCGATGAAGGAATCATTGCCATCAATGAAGTTCATGATGTCGTCGTAGATCAGCGCGAATGCTGCTGCTGCTGCTGCAATAGCAACGCCGATGGCAATCATCGGCCAGGTTGCGGCAATCGTTGCGGCAGCAGCTGAAAGCATGGCCGGCAAGTATACGGCCGTGACCACAGCAGCAATGGCGCCGAAGAACCCCAGCGCGAATTCTTTGTTATCGCGCATCCACTTCATTCCCTTTTCCAGCCACTCGATTACCTTGGTGAGGGCCGGAATGATCGCATCCAAAAAGCCATAGAGGATAGTGTCAGTGGCATTCGATATTCCCTTCTTCAGTTTATCGATGCCCTCGGTGAGATTCTTAGCATTTTCTGCGGCCTCCTTACTAACGACGCCCTGCTCCTTCTGCGTGCGCAGCATCAGCTCCAGCTCTTTACGCCCTTTGATGATGCCCTCAATAGTCCCGCTATCAGAGATACCAAAGTCCTTGATCTTGGCCTCTGCCGCCTTTCTATCGAGCCCATCAACTGCATCCGCCAACTCCAGCATGCCCTGGATAGCATTCTTGGTTGTTCCGTCCGCGCTCTTAAGGTTTATCCCGAGGTCCTTGAATGCCTTCGCCGAACTCGACCCTACATCCACCATGGCCTCCTTGATCTTGTCGGCCATGGTGGACAAGTCGGCCTGAGCCCCCTTCGCATCGCCGCCCATATCGCGCGCCGCCCGACCGAACGCATCGACATCCTCAATCGCGACATTGATCGCTTCTGATGTCTTCTGCATCCCGACAACCATGTCCGCGCGAGCGAACGCCGAGGATATAGTCGAGCTGACGCCGAGGACCGCTGTGAGGCCGCCAAGCGCTCCGAGCGCCATGCTTTTCAGGGAGAATCCGGCAGACTGGGACGCCACATCAGCCTCCCTGATTTTGTCCAGCAGGCCCTGGGTTTTCTCCTTTGTGCGGTCCAGCCCCTGATCACTCTGAGTCGTGTCAGACTTGAAAACGGTCCAGAGCGTGTCGAGCAACATGGGGTATTTCCTTATCGTTTCTTTTGCGCGTGCTTGGCCGCGTATGCCTCATTGATTCGCTCGACAGTGATCGCCTCCCACATGTTGAGCGCTTCTTCTAATCCGATTTTTTCGCGGAGTTCCACCCAGCTGCAACGTCCGCTACCAGTGATGGCGGAAGCAATGGGGTCAGCGTTTGGATGATCGATGGAAGGCGCGTCTCCAAAAAGGTGACCAGGAACTTTGAGAAGCCGCCTTGCCCGAAAAAATCGAAATTCTTAGCCAGCATGGCGGCCTCAAGCTTGAGTCCTGTCACGGTGTCTGGTACGTGATTGCTAATCAATGACAGAGTGCTAAGGCGCAGATCATCCGCACCTTCCTTGCGAATGGCGATGTGCTTGAATAGGTCAAGCATGACCTCTTGCGATACATTGTAATCGCCTACTTTTGGCAGATTAGCAGTTGGATACAGAGCTGCCACCTTGCGCCCCACTGGGTAGGGGAGAATGGACAGGATGTAAGTGCGCTCCACCCCGTCATTACCGGTAAGCACGAATTCGGTTGGATCGATCAATTCAGCCATAAATAATCCTTATTGACCCGATGCGCGGGTGACTGCATAACTTTCAAAGGCAAACGCGTATGAGCGGGACTTGATTCTCCCCGCGGACGCCAGAGACTTGCCAGACATGCCGTCAGTCATCTTGCCTTGGCTCAGAGTTTCAGTGGAGCCGTCCGGCCAATTGGCGACGATGGTCACGACATCCCGAGCTGATCGCTTGCCTTTTCCGACTCGGTTAGCCTCGTAAGCGATAGAAAGATTATTGTCATCCTCGCTACCTGGGATAACGTTGACGGTGCGCGTTAATGCTTGCGGGGATGAGAACGTAATCAGATCGCCATTCAAGTTCATGGATGCCGTGGCGATAGCGAGAGAAGGGGCGTCCCACGGGTCGGCATCATCTGCGAATGCAGTCACCTGAATGCCCTGGGGGAATGTATTACTGAATTTAATGGTAAGGCTAAAACCAGTACCAGAAACATCAAAAGACATATCTTTGATTCCTTAGTTGGTCTGGTTAAACCAGATTGTGAGAGCCTTCGATTTTGCGTACGACATCGTTCTTGCTGTAGGCAATCGTGTATTTTGCAATGTATTCGGTTACGCCGGAAGTCTGCACCTCGGGAACAATTACCACGTCGCACCAGAATCCATTTGTTTGCACGTCTTGCCATGCATCCGGGTCGCCGGTCAGTTGCGTTACAGCCACCTTCTGAAGCGTTGTCAGAGTCTTCCCTACGCTGACGGTGCCATTGAACTTAGCCAGATTGATGGCGTCGATCAGTTGAGCCAGGATGTACCCGCGGCCATCGTCGTTCGCTGGAATCTTGTTCAGCGCAAGTTGCATGCTCAGGAGTTGAGCGGCCAAGTATGCCTTAAGCCATTGCTCGTTAGCGTGAACATTCATGTCTGTTGGAGCGGTTGCCCCACCCATCAGAAATCCGCGCTGGAAGAACAGGATCTGCTGCCCGGCTACAGCGGTGTTGCCGTAGTAGTTCACCCGGGCGTCATTGAGTGCAATGGCCTCAGCGGTCGTGGTCACATCAGCAGTCAGCGAGGACTGGCGGAACATGTAGTTGATGGTCGCGTTGCGGCGCTGATAGTCGGTCGCCGCCATGATTGCCATTGGAAGCGACTCTTTCCACTCGTTAGGGGCCACGTTGAGGACCAGGCCGACAGAGGCAAATCCGATCAGTGCAGCCGACCATTCGGCGTAATTGGCGCGACTTACGGTAAGGTAGAGCTGATATTTAATGTTCTGCTCGGCGACATAGCCGGCCAGCTCAACGGCCTGATCGAGAGTCATTCTGGAGTCATCGAACGAGGCGCTACCGAAAGAATCAGTGATCTGCTCGGCAGCGATGAACGCTTGCAACGGGGTCTGCGGACCAACACCTGGGGACGCTACCGCGCCGACAGACCCGAGGCCCATCATTGCGCCTACGTCCGTACCACCCGGAGAAGGGATGAACTCGGCATCTCCAGCTTCGGACATGGACCCGACGATGCGAAACTCGGATCGCTCCGCATCGAAGCTCAC